ATTTCAATACACTCATCTTGTGCCATGGAAAATATCTTTTTCATTTATTATTCTAAATCTAAAACCTTTGTTTTTACACCAAAGTTGAGCGTTTTTCCATTTTGCTCTATTAACAATAAGTTGACCTTGATTTTGTTTTGATTTTGCTTTTTCTAACAACGTTTGGTTTTCTGGTTTAATTTCGATAACCTCTGCGTGTTGTTTTCCATTCTTATCTGCGTATGCTATAAAAAAGTCTGGAACATAAATTGTAAATTTGCCAGTGAAAGGATGTCTATAAGGAATACGTATTGATTCACTTGCCCATTTTTGTATGCTTGGACTTTCATCACAAAATCTCATGAATGCAAATTCCCAACTGCTTCTATACAAAGGTGTTTTACCACCAACATACTTGTCAGGATTTTTCATATTGAATCTTCCTTGAGCAAACTTTGCCATTATATTAAACCACTATATTGCGTTTTTCAGTGAGGTCGGTAGGTGATTGAACTTTATAACCAAGTGATGATGTGTTTACTCTATTGTTGTTCAAAACTTCTGTTACTATATAACTTAATTGTGTTCCATTCAATCCTTTTAAAGTATCTAAAAGTTCAAACACATTAACATTATCTATCTTTGCTTGTTGCAGAATTACTGAAGCAGTGCTAATACTAGAAGTTTTATCAAAACCTCTTGATTCAAAATAACCAACTACCGCATCTACATCTGCTCCAGGAAAAGTTAATGTTTCATTAAAATAATTGTCAAAAAATTCTTTTACTGGTGCTTGACTGTCTTTAGTTTCATTAGGAATATTACTCATATTACGAACCCCTTGTTATTTTAATTGCTTTTGTAACTCCTGATCTGATATTACTTACACTTCTACCTATAAAAGTGTTTGGAATTCCGTAAGCCGAGTCAGCCGTACCACCTATCCTTCCGATAGCACCTGTTAATATGTTAAAACCTTCTTGTGCCAAACCTGCCTTAGAAAGTTTTTTTGCATTTTTTAATCTGTTTGCTGTTCTTATTAATGAACCTAAAGTAATACCACTTCTTGAACTTCCTAACGCACTACCGATATATGTATATGGACCATCGTTGGCTCCAAATAAGTCAGATAAAACTCCACCTGTGCCTAATAAACTCGTAGATCCTCCACCTGACAAAGAATTAGGCGAAGGTGTTTTATCGTAATGTTCTTTTCCAAATCCTGTAGGTGCACCATTCTGCATCACACGTCCTCTAGAATAGAATACTGTTTCATATTCAACAGACATTTGGTTAGCCACTGGTCCACTTTCTTGATTGTTTAATGTATCATGTTGCCATTGTTGTATAATTGGATTTACTAGAGTATAGCAAGTGTAAGTTTTTCTCGCCATTTGATATATTTGAATGCTAGTAAAGAAAGGTTCATCTATATTAGCATCTAAACCAAATCTTTTTTCATAATTGCTTTGAAATATTGCATCTCTCTTATACTCTGGATAAGTTGTTGCTGGATCACCAACTGCGTTTGGTTTTCCATATCTTCCATCTTGGAAATAATATCTGTAATATTGTTCCCACAAAGCCGTTGTTACACCATAGTTGTCATCATGGAATACTATGGTCACAGGATCGTATGCAATTCTTGTTTGTAATTTTCTTTTTTTATTATATTGTTGAACAGTCGCTATGTCTACTGTGTATTTAGGTAAGTCCACATTTTTCACAAGCATATTCAATTCGGTCAAATGATTATCTACAGGTGGATCTGATTGAACACTATTTCTATTAATGTTGAAAACAACATGATATAAAAATTTTTGTTTTGGTGCTAATCTAAAACTATCATCTACATAAAGTCTAGATGCATGGGCAAAATCAGCCAGATTGCCTTTTGGATTTAATGTGCCTTTAAGCACGTTGTCTAAAAAACCTTTTAATAAATTTGCCATATACAGTATTTATGTTATGTAAAAATGGGGGGTCACAGAATAAAAAAGGGGCCGTAGCCCCCTTTCTAAATTTATAAATGCTTATGAAAATTATGCACCGCCGCCTGTAATTAGAGTGTTCGTAGTTCTACCTACTGCTGTTCCTACTCCTGTACCTTGTGGAGTTTGGATTGCGTTGTCATATCTTAATGATAGCGTTACAGTTACTGGTTCGCTAGTACCGTATGCTAACTGATTGTAGTTTGCTGAATCTATGTAGCAACCATACAATTCAAATGTTTCTAAAACGTTTACAGCATTGGCACCGTTTGCACCATCTGTAATTTCAATTCTAGTAACAAATTTGTAGTCTGAACCTGAAGCCGCCGCACTTTGTTCAAAGAAATCAAATTGTTTCTGAAGTTGTTCACCAACTAATTTCTGTACGTTGTTTGATACGTCTTCTCTTAAAGTCAATGTTACTGCTTCCCATGTGTGCTTACCAGCAAGGTAAACTTTTGAGTTGTAAACATCAACTGTTACTTGTTCAAATGATAAATTAGGTCTTGTTATATCTACTACTTGTTTTGTTAACTCAGTCGTTGGTGTTGATACACCAAAGTTTTCTAAACTTACTCTAAAACGATATTGTAATTTAGGCATTAACAGACCTTGATTAGAAGCACTTTGGCTACTATTCAATGGAACTGTAAGTTTTGATAGTGTAGATATACTCATTTGTTTCTCCTATAATATTTATCTTATTATAATCCTGCTATTTCGCCAGTATTTTTCAATCTTAATGGTATGTAGATGAACTCAACTGCTTTGACTGGTTCAATAGCAATGTCTAAGTACAACTCATTTCTGTCTATTCTTGTAGGTGTGTTGTTTGATTCATCACAAACTACTAGGAAGTCAAAAATTGCTCTGTTACCTACAAGTTCTAATAATAAACTTTCTGCTTGTGCCTTGATTTCATCTCTTGTAATTTTATCATTTGGCTCAAACACAAATGGTCTTGCAAGTTTGTTCAATTGACTTCTTAAGAAGATTACTAATCTTGCAACATTTATTCTGTCTAAAGAACTTGTGCCAGCAAATCTAGTTTTTTGTCCGAAGTTTACTAAACCTGCACCTGTAATAAACGTGATTGGGTTTACTTTATTTGTATACAATGTGTCTCTTTGACCTTCGTTCAATGCTGTTGAAACAAACTCGCCTTCCGAGTTGATGTAACCAGTTGAACTTGCATTTGTAATACCACCTCTTCTTGTACCTGCTGGTGCAAACCATGGGAAAGAAACTTGATCGCTTAATGCAATAGTTCTTAACATCATGTGTGATGCTGGTACAACAATGTTGTTTCCAAAGTTATCTGAAGTAAATCCTGATGGATAAAATACACCTAAGAATGAATTTGATGTTACTAATCCTTGGTCATTATCTTCAACTGCTTTGTTAACGTTTGTTGCCCAGTTGTTTAAAGAAGTTGAATCAGGTGTCAATCTAAATGGTGAGTCACCAATTATAAATGCTGATAAACCTCTGTCGCTGTTTAAAGAAACCATTTCACCTATCAACTCAGGATAACCTGGAGTTGCCATTACGTTGAATAATCTTGATTCATCGTCTCTGATGTCTTGGTTACTGTTTACCAATGCTTGTAAGCCTTGTACGATAACTTTTCTTTGTGCTTTTCTTCCGAAAGAACCTGCACCGTTCGCCTGGTTAGCAGACTCAGTTACCCATCTGTGTGGGTAGTAAGCAGACATACTAGCACCGCCTTGTCTTGGGTTAGTTGCTGTTGTGTCTATACTGTTTCTTACAAATTTCTTAACGTTAAATCCTGAACGTCTTAAGTTCCATAGTAAAATACCTTTTGGATATAATGCTGGATCTGGAGCATCTGGATCTAAGAAGTCACTGTCTAGTAGTTCAGCAATAGTTCCTGTTGGAGCCGCTGTTGCACTACCACCTGAAGTTCCAAATCTTGCATCAGCAAAAACTATTCCGTTTTCTGTTGTTTGATCTGAACTGTCTACTTCTTCCCATTTTAGACTGTTTGCATTCCATCTGTAGATGTCAGCATATTCTTCTAAATTTGCTGTGCTTATCCATAGATCGTTTTCAACAAGTGCTGTTCCATCTGATTGCGTAGTTGGAGCAGATGCTGAAACTTGTGGACCTGCTGGGTCTGTATTTGCGTAAACTTCTTTGTAACCTTTAAATGTTGTACCGTTGTGTACCATGATGTCAACTTCATCAACAACTGAACTGTACCATAATTGTCCGTTTGTTGTTAAAGAAGTCACTGCTGTTGCACTTGCAGTATAAGTTAACACTTTCCAGTTACTTGCTCTGAATTGTTTTGGATTAGTTGCCGCAGTTGTTCCTGGCTCAAATCCCATGTTAGTTGATGTGTTTGTTAAACCAATTGCTTCAATCAAACCGTTTGTATCAGTAATTTTAAATTCACCACCGTCGTTGTGTGAAATTACAACTCTGTTTTGTGAATCAACACTTGCTTGAATGTTTGTAAATCCTGCACCGTTGATACCACCTGCAATAACATCAGCATCTGCGGCGTTATTGTTTGTCGTAACTGTTACAGTAACTCCACTGTTTAGTGCTTCTTGTCCTACAATTGATTCTGCAATCGTAAATGATTTACTACCAGCGCCTTGACCAGTTGCAACTGCTGAAGATGTAACTGTTGTACTTCCTGTGTTTTCTCTTCTGTGAATTACAAAGTCTGTTTCTGTTGTACCATTTCCTGAGTTTACATATAAACCACCTACTGCAATGTTTAATCCACCGCCTGTTTTGTCTAGGTTGAATAATGCACTTTCGTTACTCGCGTATAATGGCGCAGATACATCTTCAAATAATTTTGTTGTTCCATTGAATTTTTTAACACTCCATTTAGCACCTAAATTCGGATCAGTTGTTTTAATCCAAAGTGAACCTGTTGGTCTTGGATTTGGATCACTTGATTTGAACGCTGGTACTGAAGTGTGTGGAGCAATTGATAATGCTGGTACGTAATATATTCCTGCTGTAATTCCTAAAGCAGTTGCGATAGTCATTGTACCATCTGCTATTTGTACTTTGTCATCATTTGAACCGTTGTAATGAATATCTAATTTACCACCATTAACT